CTTCCGCATCACCCAACTGCCGGTTGACCCGTCGCCCTCGGTCACGGGTATTTTGATGTATGTGCGGGACGGTGTGTCGTACCAAGTCACAGCTGATCAGATTGTCAGCGTAACCGGCGTGCCGTTGACCCGGCAGGTTAACGCGGGTACAGGATTGACCGGCGGCGGTGCGCTCTCGAGCAATGTGACGATCTCGGTGGCGGCGGGCGGTATCGGGACCACCCAGCTCGCCGCAACGGGAGTCACTCCGGGCGTCTATGGTGGTGCTACCGATATACCGGTATTGACTGTCGACGCCACGGGCCGCGTGACTGCCGCGACGACCTCCCCGTTCAGTATCACGGGGTTTGTGCCGACCACACGGCAAGTGATCGCTGGTGTCGGTCTCAACGGTGGCGGTCAGCTCACCGGCAACGTAACACTCAACGCTAATCTGTCGAACGCTACTCCGGAATCAGTCGACACCACCGGCTCTTCCGGTGTAAGTAACGACATTTCGCGGGCAGACCACAAACACCCGGCGATTGATCTCGCGGACGACGATCAAGTCGATGGGCTTCTTGGTCTTAGTAGCGGCGGCACGGCCAGGAGTATCGTCCCCGATGAGGGCGCGGTCGTTTGGAGTGGCGCGGACGGTCTTTATCTGACGGGAGTAGGTACTCCGGGGCAGGTGCTTTCGTCGAATGGCACCGGAGCCCCGACGTGGCTCACGATCACTGGTGCCGGTACGGTCACGAGTGTTGGTGGCTCGGGGGGCACGACGGGGTTAACGGTGTCTGGTGGCCCGATTACGGCTGCGGGCACGTTAACGCTTGGCGGTACGCTGGCGATCAGCGCGGGCGGTACGGGGCTGGGTGGGACGCCTACCAATGGTCAACTGCTGATTGGTAATGGTACCGATTATACGAAATCGGTTCTGACTGCGGGATCGAACGTAACGATCACCAACAGCACCGGGTCGATCACCATCGCAGCCACCGGCGACGTTGTGGGTCCAGCCGGAGCGACGAGCGGCACTATCTCGCTGTTTGACGGCGGTACCGGCAAGCTGCTGAAGAACTCGGTCATAACAGTCAATGCATCCGGCGTTATTGGTAATGTTGATACGCCAAATACCGGCACCGATGCTGCGAACAAGCAATACGTCGATAACATCGCTAGCACGGGTCTTCACTACCACGAAGCGGTGGTCCTGTCCACTTCACCGGGATCGTCGCGTACCGATACGTACAATCAGCCGGGTGGCGCAGGAGTCGGCGTTAGCGCCACGCTGACCGCGATCGCGAACGGTACGCTGGTCATCGACGGCACAGTAGCCTCGGCCACGATCCGCGTGCTGATTCAGGACTGCTCTAACCCGGTTGGCAATGGCGTGTATGTCGTCACCAATGCGGGTAGTGCGGGCGCTCAATACGTAATGACCCGCTCCTCAGACGCGGACACTTACATCGAGCAATCCGCGTTCGGGCTAGACTCAGGCAGTTACTTTTTCACGACCAGCGGTACCACTAACAAGGGTGTTGCTTGGGTCAATAATAACAGCGGTGTAATTGACTTTGGGTCGACTGCGATCACATTCGCCGAGTTTAGCAGTTCCCAAGTTTACACAGCTGGCAATGGCCTGAGTCTGACGGCGACGACGTTCTCGCTGGATACGCCAGTTAGCGTGCTCAATGGCGGTACCGGTCAGTCGTCTGCTCCAACCAATGGCCAGTTGCTGATTGGTAACGGCTCAAACTTTAGTCTGGCTGCTATCACGGCGGGCACTGGAGTTTCGGTCACCAATGCCACTGGGTCGATCACGCTCGCCAATACGGCTCCGGACCAAACGGTCATTATCTCTGGCAGCGGCATCATCAATGTCACCGGAACCTACCCAAGCTTTACGGTCGGAGCGGTTCAAAGCTTCAGCGGTACGGTGTCTAGCGTTGATGTGGCTGGCGGAAGCACCGGCCTTACTTTCAGCGGCGGTCCGGTCACAAGCTCCGGCACGATTACGATGGCTGGCACGCTGGCCATTACCAACGGCGGTACTGGCGCATCGACACAAGCGGATGCCAGAACAGCTTTGGGTTTGGGTACAATGGCGACCCAAGATGCGAACAGTGTTTCAATAACTGGCGGGTCAATTGGGAGCAGTGTTCTCGTGAACCTGACCAATTCCACGGGAACTATTAGCGGAGGCACCTACTAATGCCCACGATTCTCTTAAAGAAAAGCGACACCCCGAGTGCGGTTCCGACTACCGCTAACCTGACTAATCTGGCTGGGGGTGCAGAAGTAGCGGTCAATACCGCAGATCGTCGCATGTACACCATGAACAGCAGCAGTGCTGTGGTGGAACTGGGTACGAATCCTTCTAGCTTGTCGATTGCAAACAATGCTTCGATCAATATCCTGACGGCTACGACGGCGACGATTACGACGCTAAACGCAACAAGCGCAACGGTCACGACGCTTGGATCAACCAGCGCCAACATCACGACGCTAACCGGTACAAGCGCAACCATCACGACGATTCTGGATGGCGTTGGTAACGTCCGTAACATACCTTCTGCCGGGGCGGATAAAACTTCCGCTTACACGCTGGCGATTACGGACATTGGCGAGTTTGTAACCATTGGCGCGAGCGGCGCGATTGTTGTGCCAAATGACATCTTCGCTGCCGGTAACGCGGTGTCGATCTTCAACAACACAGCTAACAACGCTACGATCAGCCTGACCATCACGACCGCGTACATCGGCGGGACGGATACCGACAAAGCATCGGTGACATTGGCGACTCGTGGTATTACGACGATCCTGTTTGTAAATCCGTCACTCTGTGTCCTTACGGGGAATGTCAGCTAATGAGCGGTAGTCAGCAGCTTTTGCTTGGTGGAGTTCCGACGGTTCCTGCCGTCGATCCCTACTTCTACTCCGTCACCTCGCTGCTGCACGGCGATGGCACCAATGGCGGCCAGAACAATACGTTCTTGGACTCGTCCAGCAACAACTTCTCCATCACGCGCAACGGGAATACCACACAAGGCTCTTTTAGCCCGTTTAGTCAGACGGGGTGGGGGAACTATTTTGATGGGAGCGGGGATTACTTGAGCCTAGCGGATAACGCGGCTCTTAATCTTGGAACCGGAGATTTTACGCTTGAGGGATGGGTATACATAACCGGATTCCCCGGCAGCAATGCTGTTGCGATGATTGCAAAGTGGGCTTCTGGGAATTATGCCTACATCGTACAAATTTTGAGCCCATCTACTTTGCGGCTTTATACTGGAAATAGCGGCAGTCTTTCGTCCTTTTATGACCACACATATACTTGGCAACGAAACTCGTGGACGCATATTGCAATTACAAGAGAGAGCAGCACGCTACGCTTTTTTGTAAACGGACTGTTAATTGGCAGCAACTCCAGCATTACACAGTCTCTTTCTAACAGTTCTTCTTTTGTACTTGGACAAAATCTTGACGGCGGGGGGCAAGATTTTACCGGTTACATGTCCAATGTTCGGGTCGTCAAAGGCACCGCTGTCTATACGGCCAACTTCACGCCTCCAACAACCCCGCTCACCGCGATCACCAATACGTCGCTGCTGACCTGCCAAGCCAATCGGTTCTTGGACGCCTCAACCAACGCCTTTGCCATTACGGTTAACGGCGATGTCTCCGTCCAGCCCTTCTCTCCCTTCAACCCGACCACGGCGTACTCAACCAGCAGCATCGGTGGCAGCGGGTACTTTGATGGGAGCGGGGATTACTTGTCGGGGATTGGAACGACGAGCAGTTTCAATTTCATGCACAACAGTACGGCGCTGTGGACGTTTGAGTGTTGGGTGTATAGAACATCATCGTCAAATGAAGTTTTTTTAGATAATACTAGCGGAACAACAACACAAATCGGTGCTTGGATAGCTATTGAAAGTTCTGCAATTTCGTTACTCATTACTAGAGGAGTAACAGGAATTTCAGAGGCAGTAATTTATGTACAGTCCAGCGGAACAGTACCGACTAATCAATGGACGCACATTGCTGTTACGTATGACCAATCACTATCTAGTAACAATGCTAAATTTTACATAAATGGCGTTGCGTCTGGAACAGGAAATAAAACAGGTAAAACACCATCTGGCAGCAATGCGACGAACGCAATGACTGTGGCTGCAAATACAGGGGGATCATCTCCTCTTAGCGGTTATTTAAGCAATTTTCGTATCTCTAACAGCATCGTCTATTCATCTGCATTTACGCCACCAACTTCGCCGGTAACAGGCGGGTCGCTCCTGCTCAACTTCACCAACGGAGCCATCTTCGACAACGCTGCTGTTGCCGACTACGAGACTGTGGGCAATGCCCAAATCAGCACCAGCGTAAAGAAGTACGGCACGGGGTCGATTGCGTTTGATGGGACGGGGGATTATCTCGTTCCTGACGCGCCGTCTACGCAGTTAATGACGTTCGGTACTGGCGATTTCACCATTGAGATGTGGATATACCCGACCGCCCTTGCCGGTGCAAATCGAATTATTTACGACAGTCGTCCTACATCTACTCAAGGACTGTATCCGGTCATTTATTGCAACGGTGCGGTTTTATCGTACTACGTAAACAGTGCGGATCGTATTACCGGGCCGAGCCTTTCGACTAACACTTGGTATCACATCGCGGTATGCCGAGTAGCATCACAAACCAAAATGTTTGTGAACGGCACTCAAGTTGGTAGCACTTACGCAGATACAAATGCATATCTAAACAGCACGGCTCGTCCGGTCATTGGTACGAGTGGGTTTGCCGTTACTAATGATATGTTTTTTGGCTACATCGACGACCTTCGTATTTCCAAGGGCGTAGCCCGCTACCCCTACAACTTCACGCCCCCAACGGCAGAGTTCCCCAACATTGGCGGCACGGTCACGCTGACTGCCGATCCGTACTTCGACTACACCACGCTGCTTCTGCCGGGTAACGGGACAAACGGAGCGCAGAACAACACGTTCCTTGATAGCAGCACCAACAACTTCACGATCACCCGCAACGGCAACACGACGCAGGGTACGTTCTCGCCCTTCTCGCAGACGGGGTGGGGGAACTATTTTGATGGGAGCGGGGATTACTTGACTGCGCCGGATAATACGGCGTTTGATTTTGGTAGCGGCGACTTTACTATTGAAATGTGGGTGTATCCAACAGCAGTTGGGCAATCAAGTCTGACGTTGTTATACGCTAAACCAAACGGTAGCGGTTATAGCGGAATTGCTATCGGCCAAAGTGTTGGCGGCTATGGAGTGTTAATTTATTGTTCTTCTGACGGAACGACATGGGGGTTAGTAACCGGCGCATCTGCTGGCACAATGACAGCTAATGCGTGGAATCATGTTGCGGTAAGTCGCTCAGGCTCTAATCTTCGCGCATTTGTTAATGGTGTTCTCGGCAGCACAAGCAATGTATCGACAACTGCATTGGTAACAACTACTACCGCAGTTTCACTTGGAAGCAGTGCTGGAACTGCCAACACATTTTTGACTGGATATATGTCCAATGTTCGCGTTGTCAAAGGCACCGCTGTCTATACGGCCAACTTCACGCCTCCAACTGCTCCGCTCACAGCCATCACCAACACCTCGTTGCTGACCTGTCAGAGCAACCGCTTCATTGACAACAGCACCAACGCCTTTGCCATCACGCGCAACGGTGATGTGTCTGTCCAAGCCTTCAGCCCGTTCAACCCCACGGCAGCGTGGAGTGCGGCGACGTATGGCGGGAGTGGGTATTTTGATGGGAGCGGGGATTATCTGACGCTTTCCGGCAACCCGACGCTGACCACAAACTTTACGATTGAGTTTTGGTTTTATATGCCCTCTTGGGGCGACCGCGTGTTCTTGTCGCAGGGCGGCGGCGCAGGAAGTTTCAGCACTTCTAACGGCGTTGCTTTCCAAATCTATTCCACTTCCACGGTGTTCTATGTTCAATGGGCAAACGGTGCTGGCAGTTTTGACACCCTTTCTACTGCAACATCTGGGATTGCAACAAATGCTTGGCATCACGTTGCGATAGGCAATAACGGAACTACAACTCGGTTATGGATTGATGGTGTATCGGCAGATTCAGACACCGGCACGCCAACATGGGGCGTTCCAACAACTCGCTCCACTTACATTGGTTACATTAGTTACGCATCGTCTTACGCTGGTTTTGGATATATGGCTGGTGTTCGGATGGTTACGTCCGATGTGTATGGAGCGAACAACTCAACCATTACAGTCCCGACTGCACCTCCAACTGCCATCACCAACACCCAACTGCTCGCCAACTTCACCAACGCAGGCATCTACGACGCTACGTCCAAGAACGACCTTGAGACGGTGGGCAACGCGCAGATCAGCACAGCGCAGAGCAAGTTCGGCGGGTCGTCGATGTATTTCGATGGGACGGGGGATTACCTTTTATCAAACCCCGCAACAAGTAATCTTTATGGATTTGGTACTGGCGACTTCACAATCGAATTCTGGATTTATTGCAATACAACTGGATCAACACAGATTGTTTACGATGGAAGACCAGCAGGAATAAATGGAGATTATGCGACTATATACAGAGACTCCACAAATGTGTTTGTCTTTCTAAATAACAACATATATCGAATAACTGGAACAACTAGTATTGCGGCAAATACTTGGTATCACGTTGCTGTTTCTCGTTATGCTGGAAATACAAGATTATTTGTAAATGGAGTTCAAGACGGGTCTACGTATTCTGATTCAACAAACTATTTGGCAGTTGCAAATAGACCTGTAATTGGCGTTGGCGGTGGATTGGCTGCATTTTTCTTCAACGGCTACATCGACGACCTCCGCATCACCAAAGGCATCGCCCGTTACACCAGCAACTTCACCCCGCCGACTACGGCGTTCCTGACTCTGTAAGGTGACTTATGGCTCTGTATAGTTTCAAAGGCCACTACCCCGTCGAGCAGATCGACAACAACAAGGGTTGGTACGAGGTTCCCGCCAAGCCGGAAGCACCAGAGGGTAAGCAGGTTGCGTGGGTAAACGCCGAGTGGGTCGTGCGTGACCCAAAGCCCGAGGATCGCCCCGGCTTTCAATGGAACTGGAACCACGGTGAAATGGCATGGGTGGAGTGCGAGTATCCGCAGACGGCGGAGGTCGTGACCCCTGACTTCTCGCTGGTCATTACCGACTCTGACTCCATCTCGACGGTGGTTGGATCGGAGCCGATTACTTTCGTAGCCTCCGGGTCTGATTCAATCAGCCTAGTAATTGACTTTGTGACTTCGGATTCTGTGACTGGCGCTGCTGGGTGATGACGATGGAAATGCAGGTTCTCTTCAATATTGTCGTAGGTATTGCCGGAGTATTCGGCGGCTGGATCTTGAACAACATTTCTCGTTCTATTGAAAAGCTGGATCAAGATGTCAGAAACATGCCGCTGACTTACGTGACGCAGAACCACTACCAGCGCGATATTGACGAGATCAAATCCATGCTGCGACTTATCTTTGACCGACTTGAGAGCAAGCAAGACAAATGAGCGAACCAGTAGACATTGAGCTGTTCAAGGCGCAGGTTCAGGCTGAGTTGAATCGGCTTGAGGCTAAAGCATCGGCTAAGACCGTAGCAGGCAAGGCTATCGGCAAGGACGGCCTCAAGTACATCACGGCTATCGTGGTGATTGGTGTCGTCTCTAGTCTGTTCCTTGATAATGACAAAATCGCCGCTGTGATGGGGCTACTCGGCGCTTCGCTGACTGCGCTCATTTCCATGCTCAACGGCATCGCCGGAACGGTTGAGAAGGAAGAGAAGCCTGAGTTTGCGGTTATCAAAGAGCTGATTGCGAAGCTCGACCGGCTTGACCGCAAGGAGCAGCCGATGCGCGTGGACGTAGAAGGCGACCACGTAACCGTGACCAAAGGCGATGACGTCGTGAGGGCTTCGAAATGATGACAATGGTTAGCACGTTTCTATCGTTCTTGGCCGGTGGCCTGCCCAAGATTCTGCAAATCTTCCAAGATCGGCAGGACAAGAAACACGAACTAGCGTTGGTCGCCGCACAGAAGGAGCGGGAACTAGCCCTCGCTGAACGCGGCTTTATCGCACAAGCACGCGTAGAGGAAATCAAACTAGAGCAAATTCAGACGCAGACTGCTGCCGAGGAACGCCAAGCCCTTTACAGCCACGACGTAGAGATCGGCAAAGGCGCAAGCCAATGGATGATTAACCTGCGTGCCTCGGTGCGCCCGGTGGTGACGTACATTTTTGTGTTAGAGCTAGTCATTATCAACATCGCTGGTATGTGGTACGCGTGGAACCAAGGCGTACCGTTTGCGGTTGCGCTGGAAAACGTATTCTCTGAGGACGAGATGTTGATCCTGTCTTCAATCATAGCGTTTTGGTTCGGGACACAGGCTTTCGGCAAGAAGTGAAAGTCAGCCCCGCCACTATCCAAATGATCAAGCACCATGAAGGGGTGAGGACTAAACCTTACCGCTGTCCGGCGCTTTTGTGGACGGTGGGCGTGGGCCATGTCATTGACCCGGCTCATATCGCGGTGAAGTATGAGGAGCGCAAGAATCTACCGATACCCGAAGGCTGGGATCGCGTCCTTACGATGGGAGAGGTGGATACTATTCTTGCTCAAGACCTTGGCCGGTTTGAGCGTGGTGTTCTTCGACTTTGCCCTGCTGCTTCTGGTCGCCAAGGACTCTTTGATTCTCTCGTATCTTTTGCCTTCAACGTGGGACTGGGGAATCTTCAGAGATCTTCTCTCCGGATGAAGACAAACCGGGGCGAACTGGAAGACGCAGCAGACGAGTTCCTCAAATGGACGAAGGCTGGGGGGCGTGTGTTGCCGGGTCTAGTTAAACGCCGAAATGACGAACGCACACTGTATCTATTGGGGATCAAATAATGCCCGCAGCGATGACATTCACCAGTCTGCAGTCTGATATCCGTAACTACCTTGAAAGGGGTGGTATCACGGACCCTATTGTATACGAGCAGATCCCCCGACTTATTACGTTGGCCGAGCGCCGGATTTCTCGAGAGTTGAAAATCCAGGGGTTCCAGACTGTGGTGAACACAACGATGCAAGCCAACCTCGCGGTCTATGCGAAACCCGACCGCTGGCGCGACACAATCAGCATCAACATCGGCACCGGGAACAATAATAATACTCATACTCCCGTTTTTTCTAGAGCTTACGAATACGTTCGAAGCTATTGGCCGAATGAAACCGAAACCGGCCAACCGGAGTTCTACGCTGACTATGACTACAAACATTGGATATTCACTCCGACACCGGATGCTGCTTACCCGATGGAGATTCTTTATTACGAGCTGCCGCCGCTATTGGATGACACCAACCAGACTAACTGGTTGTCGGAATTCGCCCCCAATGTCCTGCTTTATGGGTCGTTGGTAGAGGCGACCCCTTTTGTGAAGGACGATCAGAGGGTACAATTGTGGCAGTCCTACTACGACCGGGCGCTGTCGGCTCTTAATGGGGAAGACCTGCAGAAGATTCTCGATCGTGCCGCCACTCGCCAAGAGGCCTAAACGATGACGACCTACACGAACACTTTCGGTGGCACCAATATTTACCCCAGTGACGTACAATACAGATACGTCTCACTGACTGTTGACCAAGCGCTGAGTTGGCCGCTCGAGACTGCGCCGACCACCGACGTTGTGGCGTCCATTATGGACGTTAATCCGACCACGACGAGTCTGGTCATCACAATGCCGGATGCCACCGAAGCGGGTACCGGTCAGACGGTGCTTTTTAACAACGTTGGCTCTAACACGTTCACGGTCAAGACTAACACCGGGTCGCAAATTTGTGCTCCGCAGTCCGGTACGACTTTTCAGATTTATTTGACGAGCAACAGCACGGCTGCGGGTACGTGGCGTTCATTCCAATATGGCGCTTCCGCTTCGGCTACGAATGCATCTTCGCTGGCAGGACTTGGCCTTAAAGCGATTGCCACGACACTGAACCAGTCGATCGAAGTAGCGTCTTTCAGCACGAATTACACGGCGGGCACCAGTGATCGCTCTAAGGCGTACATTTGGACAGGTGGTGCAGGCACACTTTTCCTTTCGTCTGCGCCATCGCTGGGGAACGATTGGTTCTTGCAAGTGCGTAATGGCGGCACGGGCGATTTGACGATTGACCCGAACAGCTCTGAGAACATTAACGGCTCGAGCACGCTAACGCTTTCGCCGGGTGATTCGTGCATCATCGTTACAGATGGTGTCGAATTCTGGACGATTGGTTTTGGCCAGTCTGCGGTTTATGCCTTCAGCGTGTTGCAGATCGATATCGCGGGTAGCGGCGACTACACACTATCGACGGCCGAACTTAACCGGACGGCTTACATTTTCACCGGCACGCTCACCGGCAACCGCGACGTTATTGTCCCGACGACAGCTCAGCAGTATTGGGTCAGCAACCAAACTAGCGGGTCGTACACGCTTGGGATTAAGACCGCTGCCCAGTCTCCCGCAGTTACGGTGGCTCAGGGTGCTCGCGCTATCCTGTATTGCGACGGCACCAATGTCGTGGATGCCGACACAGCAACGATTGCGATTCCGGTGACGGTGGCTCAAGGCGGTACGGGAGCAACGACAGCTTCAGGTGCAAGAACGAATTTAGGTGCTACAGCTATTGGTGATGCGGTCTTTACGGCAGCGAATACGACAGCGGCACAAATTGCGTTGGGTCTCGACCCGATTCAGGGTGGCACTTACTGATGCCTTTGCAACCGGTCGTTATTCGTTCGCAACCCGGAATCAAGCGGGACGGCACGAAGTTTGAAGGCAACTTTTACGTTGACGGCCAATGGTGTCGGTTTCAGCGCGGGTTGCCGAGAAAGATGGGCGGTTATCGTGCGCTGCAAGATCGGTTGGATGGTATTGCGCGTGGCATGCATATCCACAATCACAGTGGATTTGTGTACGTTCATATTGGCACCAAAGATGGGGTGTTCCGATTTAGGTTAAACCAAAACGGTTTGAGCAGTATCGTCACAAATCGCACAGATCCGGCGTATGTGAGTAATGCTAATGCCAACTGGGTCTTTGATGTAGCTTTTAACACCACGACCAACCAAAATGAAATCTTGGCGCATGTAGCGTATGACATCGAAGACATATCGTCTGACGCTAATGGTGCGCTCTATCGCGGCTTTGACAATGGTACTGCGCCGCTTAGTCTGGAATCAGACGTTACGGTTTCTGGCGGCATTGTTGCGTTGGCTCCGTATGTGTTTGCGTATGGCTCGGACGGTTTTGTGCAGTGGAGTCGTGCGGGATATACGGACGATTGGACAGGCGGCGATGCGGGTAACGCTCGGGTCACAAGCCAAAAGATCGTTAAGGGACTGCCGCTTCGTGCGGGTGCTGGTAATGCGCCGTCTGGACTCTTTTGGTCATTGGATTCGGTAGTACGCGCCAGTTATGTGGGCGGGGCAGCGGTATTTAATTTCGACACCATTACCTCGCAGTCAAGCATTCTCTCTGGGAAGAGTGTGATTGAGTACGATGGTTTGTACTTCTGGTGCGGTGTCGACCGCTTCTTGATGTTTAACGGTGTTGTGCGCGAAGTGCCGAATCAGCTCAACTTGAACTGGTTCTACGACAACCTGAACTACGCGCAACGTCAGAAAGTCTTTGCGTTCAAGGTGCCACGTTGGGGCGAAATCTGGTGGTGTTACCCGCGTGGAAGTGCGACTGAGTGCACGCATGCGGTGATTTACAACGTGCGTGAGGAGACTTGGTACGACACGGTGTTGCCCAACAGCGGGCGCTCTGCAGGTCAGTATGCACAGGTGTTTAATTCGCCGCTCGTGATTGGTGTTATTGATACGGAGACCACGCAATTTCGTGGCGTTCAGAACACCGAACTTCGCATTACGGAGGACGGCAATCCGCGCATCATCAACGACCCCAAGGGTTATGTGGTGTGGCAACACGAATACGGCACAGATGAAATCAATGGCGATCAAATTCGCCCGGTGCAGTCATTTTTCGAAACGGCAGATATGTCATTGCTCTCCGGAGAGCAGCCGCAAAATATGGCACTGCGTGTAGAGTACATCGAACCCGACTTCGTGCAAGTGGGCAACATGACAGTACAAATCACCGGTCGCGCTAATGCTAAATCGGCAGAAGTGACAGGCGATCCGCAAATCATTTATGCTACACCAACCGAGCGCCAGCAACAGCTTGTATATTTCCGCGAAATTCGGCGCGAGATGCGCTTTCGGTTCGAAAGCAACACTCTCGGTGGCAGTTACCAGATGGGGCAAGTGATCGCGCATGTTGAACCGGCGACAGGAACAGTGCTCGGGGGCAACCCATGAGCCTTTTGACGGACCCACGCTATCACAAGTTGAAAGATTGGGCAGATTTTACGGTATTTGATCTTGAGAAATATGGTCCGATTGCGCGTTTGGAGAAAGAAACCGAATGGCAGAATTGGGCTGCGGGCATCATTGGGATCAATGGCATTTCTCAACAAAATCCGCCGTCGCCGTACCAGTATGACAATTGGCGTGATTGGGCTTCTCGTTTCTACCAAGTTTTGGATTAGGTGAGCCATGAATTACTTCCTTGACAATCCGATTCCGACTGCTGCGCAAGCAATACGTGGTTTCGCGAACGGCGGCGAAGTAGAGTCGATCACTGGCGAAGACAACTTCCTGCGCACGTTACCCGCAGTTCAGATCGGCGAATTAGCCGACCGGTACGGTATCATGCCGACGGGCGAAGAGGAGAAGCTGACGGAGCCTCAAGAGTCGTCGTCAATGGACTTCGAGGCCGGTCAGAAAATGATGGCATTGATGTCGTTGATAGACCCATCCGCACTTAGCGCGATGAACTTTCAAGTGGGTGATGCAGCGTTTGGCGGGGGCGCTCCGTCAACCTTTCGCGCAGATACTCGCGCAGGACTTGGTAGTGCGGGATCTTTCTACGAAGAAGGCGCTTTAGAGGCTTTTAAGAAAGCGGCCAAAGATCCGACTCAAGGGATTTTTAAGTCGGGTTTTGATGTGCTTGCCGGTGAACCGGGGATAGCAGAAGCTATTGCCGCTAAGTCTGAACGTGATGTTGGTGCGCTTGCCAAGGTAGAATCTGAATATTCTGTGATGAAGCCTTTGAGCGATATGCTGAAGGCCAATCAATTCAAAGAAGCGTTCGACTTCGCTAAACAGAACAACGTCGTTGACAAGCTAATGGACACTAAGACTCTTCAAGAGCTGCGTCCGGCGTTTAACCAGCAAGAGATGCGCGACTTCTTCGCTGCTGTTCCGAAGGATTACGCGGGCGGCAAGTTCGATTTTAAACCGGATATTGGCGTACTTGAAAGTATGGACCCATACGGTCAAGGCACATTGATGGAGTCGGGCTACCCTGATCCGACTCGTGCATTTAAACGAAAAGATGATAAGACTGTAGAGAACCTCGCTAAGGTTGCTGCTGTGGCCATGTTTGCAGCGGGCCTTGCGCCCGTGTTCGCTGGTGCAGGAGCTGGTGCCGGTGCCGGTGCCGGTGCTGCGGGTAGTACGGCAGCGGGCGCGGCAAGCACCGGCGGCGGTTTCTTGACCGGCTTGAAGACTGCGGCTACTAACGTACTTAGCATACCTCAGACCATCGGTAAAACGGTCGCCGCGCAGCTCGGTGTTGGTTCTGTAAGTCCGGTGACTGCGAAGATGATCGGTAACGCCATCATTTCGGGCGGCGTCACCGGCGCAAAGGGCGGTGATTTGGGTGATATACTTAAATCCGCTGCAATGGCCGCGGGCCTCACATTTGTCAGCGACAAAGTCATTAGCTCGGTAGCGCAGAAGCTGCAAGATAGTCGCCTAATGGACGCCGTCAAGGATATCCCCGGCGGCGACGTGTCGGCGGTTAGCCCGACGGCAGCGGCCAATATCGCGAGCAGCGTATCCCAAGGTCTTGAGGAATTCGCTGTTACGACATTTGCACCGAGTGCGGCCGCAGCTGGCTTGGCTAATGTTGGCGCTTTGGCCGGTGCTCAAGCGGCTGTGTCACCAGACCAACCGGCACCCGAACAGGTCGGACCGGAGGACGAGATCGCGGGTGAATTCACCGTTGAGACCACTGCACCCGATTTCGGTGCTGGTCTCGAGACTGGCGCATATACCGGCTACAAACTCGCATCTGACCAAGGTGTTGAAGAACCGGCGGTCACCGAACAAACGGAAGTTGTTGAGGAACCCGTTGAAGAGATCAAAGTCTCCACGGAAGCGGATCAATTGGACTTCTCCGACCCGTTCATCCAATCGTTGATTGATCAATACACACCGGAAGTTACTCAACCTGATCTTGAAGAGGTGAAAGTCTCGACATCGCCGGATGAGCTCGAGGTTTCAGACGCAAGTGATGCTGTCATTCAGACGGTTATGGATCAGTTCGAACCTGCTCCAATCGATCCGGAAACGGGGATGGCAGAAATCGAAGTTTCCACAGATAACCTTGACCTCACTGACCCTTTGACGCAGGTGCTGACCAATCGTTTCGATGTGGAGACTCCCGAACCTGTGACAGACGGTATCGAAGAGTTTAAGGTGGAGACGGAAAGAGAACTACCTGATGAAGATCTCAACATTCCGCCACCGACTCCGATCGTGGTCGATCCGGCTGATATCCTCAAAGATTACAAACCAGTCGGTGTTGAGGAAGACCCTTTCAAGGAGCTACTCAAAAAATATGGCACGCTCGAGAATTTAATCAAGGGTCTCGGGGTATTAGGCGGCACAAGCGAGACGCAAGCACCACCGGCTGTTGCTGCCCCATACGATCCCCGCGCTAGCGCCGGTGCTGGTCAATGGATCGACTGGGAAAAGGTGAAGGCCGAAGCTGACGCTGCCGGTATGAACTTGAACACCTACACCGCTCGCAACTGGAACAAGATCCAGAACCGTGCTCTTGAAGCGGGGGTGCCGCAACCGGTCGCCCCGGTGACTCCGCCAGAATACCAGCCGGACTTGCAGATGAATCGCGGTGGTCTCGGACGATACGTAGATGGTCCTGGATCCGGTCGTGATGATAAAATACCGGCATTGCTAAGCGACGGCGAATATGTCATCGACGCGGAGACTTTGGCACTGTTGGGCGACGGTTCGACCAAGGAAGGTGCACGTAAGATGGACGAGTTCCGATCAAGCATTCGTAAGCACAAGGGCTCGAAGTTGGCGAAAGGTGGTATCAGCCCCAACGCCAAGTCTCCGCTCCAGTATTTGAGAGGCGTATAACATGGCAAGCCTTCTTTCCGGCACTCCCGGTTCCACCACGTCTACCGTCTCGACGCAGACGCCACCTTGGATGCAGGACGCTATTTATAACACAGTGTCTTGGGCGCAGAATCTTGCTAACAAGCCATACGTCCCCTACGAAGGTCCACGGATCGCCGGGTTCACTCCAACCGAACAAGCGGGCATGCGGGCTGCGGTTGGTTCCGCGGGAGCGTTCGAACCGTATCTCGGTGCCGCAACCGGGGCACTCGGTGAAGCCGCGGGAATTAAAACCGCGGGGATGATTACCGGTGGTCCTTCTGGGATGGCCGGTGCTCAGCCATATTTGTCGCAAGCCGCCGGGATGAGTGGTGCGGGAGCAGCTCAGCCTTACCTTCAGAAAGGTGCCGCGCCAATCGAGATGGCGGGTAAGGGTAGCGCACTCAGTATGGCCCAGCCGATGCTCGGACAAGCTGTCGGTGCCTCGCCGCTTTCGGCCGCTCAACCATATTTGAGTCAAGCCTCTCGAACCTTCCCCGGTGCGGTCGAACAGTATATGAACCCGTACACGAAGAACGTGGTCGGACAGATCGCGGATCTCGGGGTGCGCCAACTGCAGGAGAAATTCCTCCCCGCGATCGGCGAAGAATTCATCCGAGCGGGGCAATTTGGCGGTTCGCGGATGGGTGAATTCGGTGCACGCGCTCTGCGTGATGTGCAGGAAGGCGTGTTGGCCGAACAATCGAAGGCGCTGCAAGCGGGTTATGGTCAAGCAGCAGATATCTTCGGTCAAGAGCAAGCCCGCCAAGCGCAGCTCGCGGGTACCGTCGGCCAGCTCGGTGGCGCACAGCAACGTGCTCTCCTTGAAGCTGGTCAAACGATGGGCCAATTAAGCACGAGCGACTTGCAACGATTGCTCCAAAGTGGTGTCAGTCTCGCTGAGATCGGTCAGACGCTTGGTGGTCTCACCGCGCAAGATGCAGCTCGACTGGCCGAAATTGGCGCGACCACAGGCCAGCTCACTGGGCAAGACGCGCAGCGGGCGTTGCAGACTCAGATGGCACAGGCAGAAGCCGCGGCACAAGACGCCGCTAACATGCGGGCTATCGCGCAGCAATACGGTGGGCTTGGTGAAGCCGCTCAGACTCTTGGGTTGCGCGGTGCAGCAGCGATAACTGGAGTCGGTGGTGCCGAACGTGAACTCGGGCAGCGGGCGCTTGACCTTGCATACCAGCAGTACGAAGAAGAGCGCAAATACCCGTACGAACAGCTCGGATTCCAAGCCGGTATTATCGGCGGTTTCCCTGCAAGCAGCACCGGCACTACCAGCACTGCCAGTAGGATCGATCAGCCGGTCGAACCGTCTGATCTGTCGAAGATTCTCGGCGGGCTCGCGGGCGCGACCGCTTTGTATAAGACGTGGAAGGGTCCCTGATGGCTAACAACATCTACTCTATGCTCGATATTGGTGCGGCCCCTCAAGCGGAGGAGCGTCCGGACCAGATCGAGTCGCTCTTCTCGAAGTACTTCGGTGCCGATGACTACATGTTGAAGGCAGAAGAAGCGCAGAAGAAGCGAAACGAACTCCTCGCAGCTTATAAAGGCACTTTGGCCGGAAGTGCACAGATCGCTGACGCCGAACCTTCTCAGTCTGAGCGTTACTTCCGGTTGGCGCAAGCTCTTCTGACTCCGGGCAAGACCGGTGATTTCTACGAGTCGCTTGGCAACGTAGCTGAAGTCTCGGGCGAAATGGAGAAAGAGAAACGTCTTGCTCGTCGCCAACAAGCTCTTGACGCTTTGAAGGCGGCGGGTGCCGGTCAGCAACTCGACATCGAAGCCGCGGGACAGGATATCGACCTCTACACGAAACTCGCTGAGAAAGCGGAATCGACGAGAGGCAATATCCTGCAGAAGCTGGCCGAGCAGTCGTTCAAGCCGAGAGAGGCGCAATCGCCCGCTGGTAAGCAAGCGATGGACGAGGGCCTCACACCGGGAACGGCCGACTTCCACAAGCGTGTCGCGGCGATCGCCGAGAAGCAGGGTGACGCTGCAGAAGCTCGTCTCAACGTGGCTCTCGCTAACGCGGCGCTTGCTCAAGCTAAATACGAACGTTCCGGCACCGAGATGGGTGCGGCCGAGACTCGACTCTTGTCCGAAACCGAGGACAGTCTGTTCGCGAAGAAAGAATCGAAGATGCTTCTCGGTGAGGCGTTGCGGCTTAATCCGTACACCTACGATTCGAGTATTGCTGACACTCTCGCTCGATTCTCGGCTGAAGGCTTCTCACCGGATAGCGAGAAGGTGATTAACACTCGCGACCTTGAGAATATTCTTACTCAGCAATTGTTGTCGAGCCTCCGAGCGACGTTCGGTGCTGCACCGACCGAAGGTGAACGTAAGGTTCTTGAAGAGTTGCAAGGTATTGAGTCGAAGAGTAAAAAGGAGCGCGAGCGCATCCTCACTCGAGCCTTGTCGCTTGCCGACTCTCGAATTAAAAAGGACGAAGAGCGCATTAATGCGATCCGCGGCGGTGCTTACCGGTACCGCACCACGCAGGAGTAAGACATGGCCGACACAGCAACGAACCTCGTCCGGTCTATCCTTGGCCAGGGCTTGGCGATGGGTTGGGGCGACGAGGCTGAAGCGTGGCTTCGCTCTAAGCTCGGCGACGAGGAGTACGAGAAGGCACTCACCGAGATTCGGTCCGAGTACGGCACATTCTCGGAAGAAAGCCCTTGGGTGTCTGGTATTGGTGAAATCGCAGGTGGTGCAATCCCCGCGGTAGCGTCGTTCCTGACGCCGGGTGGTCAGCTTAGCGCCGCGACGACAACTGGCCGCATGCTCGGCCCTCTGTCGCGACTGATCGGTCTCGGCAAAACGGCCGGTCAGCGAACGACCGCGCAAAACGTCGGCCGAATCGCAACAACTGGTGGTGTTCAAGGCGCGATCACAGGCGCGGGTAGCACCGAGGGCGATCGAACGGCCGGAGCTGTTGGCGGTGGCCTCTTCGGTACAGCATTCGGTACTGCAACGCCGCTCGTGCTCAAAGGTACTGGTGAACTCGCTAGCCGCGTATTCGACATGGCGGGCGTGTCACCCAACAAGGCGAAACAGTGGGCTCTCGAGAAGCTGAATCTTGCACTCGATGATGAAAGCCCCCGTGCGATCGCGAGTCGGATCCGACAGGATATTCAACTCGGCGTACCTCCGGCGATCGCCAACGTTACGCCGGGTACGGTACAACTCGCAGAATCTGTGGTGCAGCGCGGCGGCAAGCCGTCCCGCGAACTCGAAGAGAAGATCGCGGCACAAAAGGCCGGATCGCGTGATCGGGTTGCCAAACAAGTGCGCCGTGGCCTACAGGCCCGCGATTACTACAAGGAAGAGGGTCGCCTGATCGAGGACCTCCGATCGGATGCCGACACTCTGTATGATGCCGCGTATGCTGTGGGTGACATCAACGATCCTGTAATCAACCGCGTGTTGCTCGAGCCGGAATTCCAGCGGTTCTTTACCAAGGCACAAGGTATTCTGGACAAGAAGCGTCTCGCCGCGGAACTCGATCCGCAGGGCGATCCGTCGAAGTTCGTGCTGCGACCGATCTACGATCCGCAGACCGGGCAAATGGTGGCGACGCCGGACGTCCGGACGCTCGACTACATCAAGCAGGGCATCGACGCTGAGATCGGCGAGCTGTACAAAGCCGGTAAATCGGCCGAGGGTAACGCACTCAAGGCGCTGCGTGAGCAGTACATCCGACGTCTCGACGATTTGGTGCCGGAGTACAAAGCAGCTCGAGCCGAGTACAAAGGCGACATCGAGACGCTCGAAGCGTTGCGGCTCGGCCGCGACGAATTCAGGAACCTCGACCCTGAGCAGGTGCAGAAATTCGTCAAAGATATGTCGAAGGGCGAGCTAAATGCTTTCCGCACCGGTGTAGCCCGGAATCTGTTCGACACGATCATGGATCCGGCTACCGACATCAACGCGGCCAAGAGGATCATCGGGTCACCATCGACCCGCAAGTCGCTGGAGGCGGTCTTCGAGACACCGGCCCAGCGCGACTTCTTCATGACGGCGCTCGAGCGTGAACTCGAACTGTTCAAATCCGCGGGTCAGATTCTGGCGGGTTCGCCGACCGCGAAGCGCACCGCGATGCGCGAGACGTTGGAAAACCGACCGGGCGTAATGGAAGCCGCTGCTGAGACGGCGAGCCGCGGTTTCATCGGGTCGATTGCACAGGGTGTACTATCGCTCCTTCGCAAGGGCGTTCCCGACGAATATTACCAAGAGCTGGCCAATTTACTCAAATCCGGGTCGCCGAAGGAAGTAGCCGCGGTGGTTAAAATGCTCGAGGAAGCTGCCCAGAAGCGAGGATTTCGCGAAGGTACGATCGGCGGCACCCAAGCCGGTATCGTCGGCGGCACGATTGGCCTCGCACCACCGGCTCCTGAGAGCGCGGAAGCCCGCCGTAGCCGCGAAGAGCGGCAGATGCTATATCGGTAGCGGGTCCTTCTTCCGAGCGGCGAGGAGAGCCTTCCCGATGGCTTCGACTCGCTTCTTACGAATCGGGTCACAGCGACCGAAATGTTCGATTTGACATTGGCGGCACCAGAATCGGACTTGCCGAGGGTGCCGTCGGTACGATTTCCACCCCATGGGGGATCTTATCACGGGCCTCGAACTGTGTTAAGATGGTCGTGACGGCATAAGAAGAACAATTCGCCGTTTCACCCCCGAAACAATGTAGCGGTTGTAGCATTTTTGTAGCGGTATATATGCTACACACTAATATGTGCTCTCGCACGGGCGGGAACGGCATCAGAAAATATATATACCCCCCTCTGTGGCGCTGTAGCGTAAAAAAAGGGGATATACTATAGGGGTAATTTACGAATATTAATATATAGGGGTAACACAAGAATATGTAATCCCCCCGCTACAATGCTACACTATATTATTGTCTCTTTTTTTGTACGGGCGGGAACGGCATCAGAAATATAATTTGTGTGTAGCACCTATATATGCTACAAAACCGCTACAAACGCTACAATTGACCGCGGGACGGTTTCGTGGTACCCTTCCCATATCGTTTATAGCGAGGTTTGACATGGTCACTGATATTCAGGTGGAGCGTTTCGCTGCCCTCTACAAGGGTCTGGACCGAGTTCGAGGGGTCTGGAAGAAAACCGGCTACATGGAAACGGTCAAGGAGAAACCGACCCTTGATAATTTCCGGGACCACCTAGACGGGGATATCGGTATTGGTGTGGTGCCAATCGACGACGATAGCATGGTGCAGTGGGGTGCCATCGACATCGATGCTCACGAGGATGGGCAATTTATCCCCCTCCAGCCGTTGATACTTAAGATCGAGGAATACGGGTACCCGCTCATTGTGTGTCAGAGCAAGTCGCAGGGTGCACACCTCTACCTCTTCCTATCAGAGAGGCTTCCCGCGGCCCTCGTGCAGGGCGTTCTTAAGCAATGGGCTACTAATATAGGATATCCTGGGGTCGAGGTCTTCCCGAAGCAGAAGAAGCTCTCGAAGGGGCAAGTCGGTAATTGGATTAACTTGCCATATTTTAATGCTGGGGATACGGTAAGGTTCGCTTGGTCCTCCGGGCAAAAGTTAACCCTCGATGAATTCCTCGACCGAGCCGAGGCATCGTTGTGCGACAAGAATCGGATGATGAGTTTGACCTTCGGGACCGACCATCAGGATGCGCCACCTTGCATCCAGCACATCCTGACCAAGGGTGGTGTGACTTCGGGCTCGCGCAACAATGCACTATTTAATATTGCCATTTATCTTAAGAAGGTCGACCCGAACAATATTGAAGAACCGTTGATGCAGATCAACTATGACAAGTCGATCGTCTACAAACCACTCCCGCGACGGGAGATTTCGACCATCGTATCGTCGGTCGGCAAGGGTGACTACGGCTACCGGTGCAACGAGGAGCCGATTTGTTCGCTTTGCGACAAAGAGCTTTGCAAAACCCGCAAGTTCGGGATCGGGCAGGGCAACAAGACGATGTTCCACGACTTCATGTTCGGTGGACTCAAGAAGATCATGACTGATCCGCCGAAGTATCTTGTCGAGGTGAATGGTCGCGAGATGGTGCTTGATCATGCGGTGCTGTTTAACTTCATCTCTTTCCAGCTCGCCTGTTTCGCGTATGCCGATCTCGTGATCCCGGATATGAAGAAGATTGACTGGCAAGCGACGCTTAAGCAGAAAATGGACACGATGGAGTGCATCGACGCACCTGAGGATGTCGGGCCGAAGGCAGTGGTGGGCGGCATGCTCGAGGAATTTACTCGAGTCTGCGAGCGTTTGAGTGATGACAATAAGCCGAAATTTGGTAATATTGAGGATGTTCTCCGTGGCATTCCGGTGCTTATCGAGAACGAAGAGAAGCAGCCGACGGTGGTGTTCAGGTCCACTGATTTCATCTCCTTCTTGAAGAGGAAGCGGTCGGAAGAGGCGAAAGGTGCGGATCTCTGGGTCATCCTTCGTGGGCTCGGATGCGGTTATTCGAAATCGCGTGTTGGTAAAAAGGTGATCCGCCTTTGGCACAAACCCGCCAATCTCGCACCGACTGATTTCCAACCGCTCAAGATCGAGGAACGTTTCTAATGGTATTCGTGGATTTCAATGGTAAAGCGTTCATGGTGTCAGGAACTCCGACGATGCTTGGCGTACTTAGGTCGATTCCTTCTCGTAGATTCGATAAGGAGAGCAAGCTCTGGATTTGCCCGCCTACCAAGACCAATATCGAATTTTTCAAGCGGTTCGGCGCAATATTCACCACGAAAGCGTCGAATTTCATCGAGACTCGGTCTGATATTCAGCGTGGTAAATTACCGTTGACTTTTAACTTCAAAACCGCACCGCTTAATCATCAGATGGAAGCACTCCTGCGT